GCTCCCTGCTTTTCTTGCCTGTAGCAGTCTGATGAGTGCGTCGACTTGGGCGACGCCTTGGGACAGTGGCATCTTGGATTCTAACATATGTTCACAAAGAGCGGAGTCTGCTCTCCCACATAAGTGTAGAACGTGTTGAACTCCAGATGCTCGATTGCGTCTTCCATGCTCATGCCTTCGTCCATCATGCACTGCACGCACGCGGTTTTGTCGTAGACGGCTCGCTGCGGGTAGTCGTCGGTAAAACCGATGAAAGCTTCGTCCAGCCCGTCTGCCAGAAGAAGCTCTACTCCCTGCTCTTCGCATATCTTCTGTATTTCTTCTCTGTTCATAAAACGATCCTGCGGTAGTTTGACTGCTGTATTACCCCCTCGTCCTCAAACGCGCCCAACAGAGTAAACTCGGGGCTTTTGGGGTGGTTTTGGGCTGTGGTTTGGGGACGCGCGGTCATAACCCGAACTCCTCGGCCATGGTCACACGCACAACGGTCGGCACACACGCCTGCATCCACCGGTCCGCGTCCAGCAACAACCCCTTGTCACCGCCCCTCCACTCCAGATCCGCCACAACCCGCGATAACAACCGCTCCTTGAGCTCGCTGACAACGTGCGTGCCATCCGCCACCAGCTTCTCCGCCTCCATCAGCTTCCCTCGCAGGTCGCTTGCAGCGGCTATCTCGCGGTCGAGGCGCTTCTCCATCCGCTCCAGCGCCCGCATCAAGTTGCGGATGATGTCCTCGGGCTCCATCACGGGAAGACCGGTGTCGTGGATGCCTGGGGCGTGGGCTGGACCGTGTGCGCTGTACTGCTCGTCGTTATTTGGTGTGACCATGGTGTGTTGTTGTTGGTGTTGTTGTTGTTGGTTTCGTTGCCTTCTCAATCTTGATGCCAATCCTCCTGCAATCCACTGAGCAGAACCGATGTCCGCGTGTTGTCTTCTGGAAGCTCTCCCCACAGTAATCGCACGGCAAGACACCATGCGGTACTCCACGCAGACCGTGCCTAACGTGCCAGCGGCGCACTGACTCGGTGTTCGCCTTTCGCGAGCACTCCGGTGAGCAACGAATCTGCACCGCGCACCGCTTCATGAACTTCGTTCCGCACTGGTCACACGCGATGACCCGCAGCTTGTTCTGCTCACCGGTGCGTCCGCTGTACTTGCCGCGCTTGGGCTTCTCAGGCGGCACAACCGCTCTGCCCTGCGCCACTAACTTGCCCACAATGGAGCGTATCTCGTCCGCATTTATTCTCATCAGGTTCATAAAAGTTCTTTCATCAAGGTTTCAAACGCTCTTGCTGCGGTCGCTGGCACTACTCCGTTCCCCAGCATTCGCAGTTCATCTGTCCGATTGTCACTGGCGTAGCACAACTCTGCATAGTCCATCCAATCGGCAATCCCATCAGCGCCTCCACCCACCTCGGATTCAGCTTTGCGTTTTGTTTCGTAACCGTGGCAATCTGGTCGTTTAAGTTGCGACTCCGGTTCGGGTCGTCCCATCGTTCCGCTCCCCCACTGCGGTTGTCCCGACTCTGAGGTGTCGCCCACTGCGGGTTCTGCACCGCCGCACACAAGTTCGCACTCCTGCCACTGCCCTGCTTGGTCAGTCCCTGTGCAACCGCTGCCTTGACCCTCGCACGTCTCTCCTGCATCCCCTGCTCGAACTTCTCCCATGGCACTCCGTCGTTGGCTCCCGTCGCGTCCGGTGTTGGCCACAACTCTCGGCGGCTCCCATCCGTGCTGTGGCTCTCCTGGGCGGGAAGGCCAGACATCTCCGCCGCTATCGCTCCAACAAGCCGGTCGCGCCTGTTCCGGTGTGTGCCATCTGGATTGACCGCATCCAGCGAACAACCGGTCGTGTCTTTCCAATCCCGCGCCTTCGCGGTGGGCCATGATGAACACTCGCTTGCGCTGGTGTGGCGCACCGACTTCGCTCGCCGAGAATATTCCCCACGTCGCTCGGTAACCCATTGCTCCCAACTCATCGACGACTTCCCGTAGCCCAAGGGTGATGTGTCCCTCGACGTTCTCGAAGAAACAGACTCTTGGTCGCAGAATGCGAATGCCATCTGCGATGGCAGGCCAGAGGTGCCGCTCGTCGTCTGCTCCGAGTCGCTTACCGGCGGATGAGAATGGCTGGCAGGGATAACCGCCAGAGAGGATGTCCACGCGTCCAGAAAACGCTGGCCACGGGAAGGTTCGCAAATCAGTCCAGATCGGAGCCGCATCAAGTTGCCCGCCTTCCATGCGCGAGAGAAGGAGTTCGATGGCGGCTGCTTCCCTCTCACAGTAAGCGACCGTGCGCAGGTTGCTGACAACTCGCGCAAGTCCAAGGTCGATGCCTCCGTATCCGGTGCAGAGGCTGAGATGAGTGACTTCAGTTGGTTTGGTAGTATCCACATGGTTTTTTGGTTGCACTTGGTATTTCGGACGCTTCCCCTCCGCCCTTTAGCAAAATCTTTCATCAATCACAAAAGCCACTCCGGTGCCTTCTCCTCCGCCGGCGCATCCACATAGACACTCACCGCGACTCCCTCACTGCCGGCCTTGCACCAACGCTTGCGCACGGTCAAATCCGCCACACGGCTGTCGTCCCCAACCCACATACCGCCATCCACCAGCGCGTCCATCACCAGCTTTGCCAGGTTGTCCGCATCCGGTTTGTGCGTGTGCGGCTGACCGTGACGCGCCTCCTCCTTGGTCGCGAAGTGGAAGGTCAGCTCCATTGAAATCGCCTCATTCAGCCCAAGCGACTCAGCCGTCTTGCCGGCCTTGCTTAAAACAACCCCCGCAGACGAGCGCAACAGCCCCTTCCACGCGCTCGAGCCATCATCCAAGGTGGACACCGCTCTCCCACGCACAAAGCGCGGTCTTGGCTGTGGGCGAGGAGTTCCGGAAACGAAGAAAGTGAACGTCATAAAAGTCTATCGGGATTGTATACAATGCGAGCGGCGCGGCGGGATAAAACGGTCAGCAAACACAACGAGAAAAAAAACAAGGTCATCAACGGTCAATATAGAGGAAGGCAGCCTGCGAAGCAGTATCCCCTCTCCTCTCAGGCAAGCAACGCGTTAGACTGAGAGAAGAGAGAGGGGATAGTAGGAAGAGCGTAAGCGATGAGTACGCTACTCTCTATATAAGGGCTCATGTCCTCAAACATCGGTTTTCTTTCGCAAATCATACGGTTTTCAAGCACTTACGTAGCGTCCTTTTTCACTGTTTTTTCCAACGCGAAAAAATTTTTGTTGTGCAATCGCGCAAAGTGTCGTGCGAAAGTGGCGCAAAATCTCTGTAAAATGGCATGGTACAATGCTTGCGAACTTTGCGAACTTTCTTGCACTAGTGTTGTGCAAGTTGTTCCCCGTTGAACATGAACGACTTACAAGGGCTGTTTTTGGGCTGTTTTTTGAGCCGTTTTTTGAGCTTTTGATTTTCTCGCGCAACAGTGCGTGCAATGTTTGCGAAATACTCTGTAGAAATCGTTTTACAAACTTTGCGAACTTTGCAAACATGAAACTGCGCGTTTTGCGCAACAGTAACAACCAACTAAAAAACAGCAACTTACAATGAGAGCAGAATACTACCGTGAATGGCGTGCAAAGAAGCGTGCAAAAGCCGCTGAAGTCAGCACCGAGGCCGACCACATTAAGGCAGATTTGAAGGCTGCGCTCGAAGCGAACACAGCCATTCAAAAGACGCTGGCGAGCAGGGATGAGACTATTCGTCATCTGGAGAAGATGGTCGAGCGGCTCTCGGGAGACCTATGCGCTCGCCTTGAGCGAATCGAGACCGCATTGCAGGCAGGGTCACCGGTATCTCCTCAGGCTCCTCCGGCATCTCATCCTGTGGATCTGGCTGATCAAAAGCCTGCGCCCCCGTGGATGAGAAGGTAGCCCCCCATGCGGCCCGACCGGCCTTGCCTACGCAGGTGCCGGTCTCCGCATCGAAGACGTACTCGTTCCAGTCCGGCAGGGATGAGTACGCCCCAGCTTGGATGCTGGCACCGGTTTCATCCCCTGCCAGCACCCCGCCTGGGACATCAAGGTAGCTCTTTGACTTTGAGCCCTTGACTGCACAGGAGACGATGAGCTCCTTCTGGAGGCCCTCCTCGATGAGGTGCCCGAACTCGCTCGCTCCGACTGCACGCAGCACCGGTGGAAGTTCAGACCGGCGCTTGTAGAGCCCGTTGGCCGCGTTCTTGTTCCCCAGCGTGTACGGGTGCAGGTTCCCTGCTGCCTCACGCACTGCCAAGACGAGCCACGCAAGACGCTCGGTCACGTTAATCGCGCTGTAGACGTCCAGCTTGGTGACGTCCTGAAGCAGTCCGTTGGCGTCCCGAAGCAGGGTACGCTCGCCACGCATGAGGCCCGAGATGTTGGCCTTCAGAACACCGAACCGGTAGCAGGAGTCAACACGCGGTGCGAGGCCCATGCCCTTCATGCGGCGCTCGTAATCGGTGGCGTGCCAGAACCCCAAGTTGATGCGGAAGTAGGACGGGATGGCGCTGCTCCCACGAATCGAGTTCTTCATGTCCTTGAGCGTGCGGATGGGCTCTGCCCCAGGTTTTCGGATGTGGTGCGTTATCATAAGCGCAGCCCGAAGCTCCCCGCACACGCGCCCTGCCTCGCGCATCATTTCGGCAACAGCCAGCGCGTTGTTCTCGTCCCCGTGGGAGACCGCATTGAAGGTGTCCACGCACACAAGGCAGAGGTCAGGCACTCGTTTGAGTTCGGTGATGACGGCCTCCCACTTGGAAGACGCCACCGGTGCTCCGCTCTTGGGGTCACGCTCAACAAGCGGGAACGCCCCGCCAACCGCTGAGAGCGGTATGACGACAAGGCGCCGACCGGCTTTCGCGATGAGTCCGCCTTGGTCAATTTCCAAGATGCGCCGGTGCATCTCGGTCTGGCTATCCTCACACAAGAGCAGAACAGCGGTACCGCCGTTGGTGATTCGCTGCCCACACCAGTCCAAATCCCCGCCGAACTCGGGATAAGCGGCCACTTTTAGCGCCAAATCCGCGATAAGACCGGTCTTACCGGCTCCTCCCTCGGCGATGAACAGATGCGGCTCGCCTTTGACGACAAGCGCCTCAACAAGGTAGGTGTGCTCGGGCTTGGGGTACTTGATCCACCGGTGCGCTTCCCACGCTGAGAACCACGACTCTGTTGGCGAACTCTGCGGGAGCTGACGCACGGGGGCTACTGGAGCCGGTGCCTCTGGCTTACCGTTGCGGCGGATGTCCGCGTTGACGAGCCCCTGCCACTCCGAAGCAAATCGTGCGTCCGTCCACGCTGGGTGCATCCGTTGCAGCATCCAGCCCCGCGTTTGCTCGCGTGCCTCGTCCATTGTGATGACGCCACGCCGAACCATCCCCAGATTCGCCCCAGCCACCGAGTTGAAGGCATCCCACCTAGTCTCCCCGCCAGCGCCCCCCTCGAACACATCCCGCTGGAAAGCCGGCTCCTGACGGAGCACGTTCCCACTGCCAACTCCAAACAGCCCCGCCTCCTGCGTCATGGCTTCCCCTGCTGGCAGCAACGTGCGCAAACGCTCCCCCAGAGCTCCCGCGTTGTACACGCTCTCAGACTGCCACTCGATGACGGTCTGCACCGGTCGGCCCTGTTTGGCGTGGACGCTACCGGCGAGCCGGATCGGTTGGTGAGCGCGTCCGTACGGGTTTGAGTCCACCCCGAGGCCCATGGCGGAGTCACCGCCTGATACCTTTGCAAGAGCGTCCCGCATCCGGATGGCCTGCTCCACGGGAACCTCATCATCCAGCGCGTACCAGACGTGCCGCTTCGGTGTTCCCTCATCGGTTGTCCCACCGGAGCACACCACCAGCGACGGCTCGCCTAGTTGCTCGGTGAGCTCGCGCATCTTTGCGTCGGTGTCCCCCGCATCGAGGTCTGCGACAAGCGAGCGCATCCGCGCCACGTTGGCGCTTGTTGCCCTCCTATCGCTCAAGATGCCTGGGACAACAAACGTCGCCACGTTGTACTGCGCCCACCGCTCGGTGGCTGATAACACGGGGGCGAAGCCCTCCTTGGCTGGCTCAACGAAGATGTCTTCGCGGAAGACGCCTTCTTGCTCGGTGCCCTTCTCTCCGATACCGCGAACGCAGATAAACTCGTTCTCCTTCCAGTCTCGCTCTCCGAATATGAGGCGAAGATGCTCTTGGGCTTGGCGTAGGTCAACCAAGCCACGACGGTCTGTCAATGGCTGCATTTTGTTTGGGGTAGTAGTCTGTCTTACTTCAGCCAGAACGGCTTTGTGGTATTGGGGGCCTGAGTGGGAGCATCCTCCCAACAGGTGCTCTTAAACGAGCAGAACTTGCACCGAAAGTCGGTGCGGTCTTTGCCAAGGCGCGGGAGTTCCTTGGGCGATTGAGCGTCGATGACGCGCACTGCGCGATCTGATGCTTCTTGGGCTGCTAGCGCGTCGAACGGCACAAGCTCAACAAGCACCTCACCGGTGTCGCGGTTGAGCGCCGTGAACATCCCGCCAGCGGGGATGTCGAGGTACGCGCAGTAGATTTGCATCTGGGCGTAGTACACCGGCTTTGAAGCCTTCACGCCCTTGTTCTTGGTGTCGTTCCACGACTTGTCATTGAGCGCCTTGTTCTCCCAAAGGAGCGGGTACTCAACACCGGTGATGATGGGGCCGCCGGCGATGATGCCGTCGATGTGTCCACCGAGGCGACCGTCAGCAGCGCGGAAGCCGAACTGCTTGCCGTCGCTCTTCTCGGTGAGCAGGTCGAAACCAGCAGCGCGGATATACTTCGCCATGCGGTCTTCGCCGTCGTGTCCCATGTCGAAGATGCGCAGAACCTCCGGTGGGAAGCCTGCGCCTTCGTCCTCGGGAGCGTGTTCGTACTCGTACCGGAGCCGGCGCTCGCACGCCTCCCCCCAGCGCGAAGCCCCCAGATAGTCCCGCTTCTCTTGGTTTGCTTGACGCGCCAAAATCGCGCCGTCGATGACGGCTGCGATAGCGGCTTGTGCTGGCTCATTCCCGATGACCTTCTTGGTCTCTGGCTTAAAGATGCTCATCGTCGTTCTTAAGGGCGTAGAAGATGCCGAAGATTGCCAAGAGCAACACCAGCAGATACGCGGTTACGGAGGCTTTGTCCTCCTGTTGGTAGAGTTTCACGGTGTCAGCTATGGCGATGGCTGCGAACAGGGTTGCCAGCAGTTTCATGTTTCAAGAATAGTGGCCCCTCAACACCGCTGGCTAGCCGCCATTCGGCGAGCTCGCCTTCGAGGCGTTTAATGGTGTCAGATGCGGTTTCAAGACGAGCCTTGTATTCGTCTCGCTCTTCAGCGGCCTCGCTCAAAGACCGGCAGGTGAACGCAACGCTTGGGTGCTCGCGCCACGAGACGCCGCACGATGTGCATGAGTCGCTCACGGCTGCACCTCCTCAAGTTTGATTTCAGACTTCACGACTGGCTTCAGCGTTGCGACAAGCTCGAAGATTTGCACGGTCTCGAACCAGTTCACATCGGGGTCTCTCTTTAGGCAGTTGCACGACGAGTCAAAGAGTTCTTTGGACTCCTCAAGAATTATCTTCCGGCACTGCGTGAGAGTGAACGGCCCGTGAAGAGCATCCTCCTTGCCTGCTCGAAAGTAGTATCGGCTCACGGCTGCACCTCCTCCCACTTGCCTACCGTGCGCAGGAACGCCTCTGCGCGGTGACGAGCAGTGGCGTGTAACTGATCGAATCCTTCATCAGTTAGATCTTTCAAGTGATCCCAGTAATGCCCCTGCTCGATAATAGTCAGCACCTTCTCCGCCTCGTGCATTGCGTTGAGGTCGGTGCAGTAGTCTGGGATGGCCTGAGTTCCGACTCGTAATCCATTGTCTGGATACCAACCCCCGTCTGGGTCCCTCTCTCTCCCACACGCTTCAGCGATGGCTTCGTTGATTTCCTGCTCGCTCATCCCTGCACCTCCTTCTCAACGCTCTTTGAATGGTACATATTCAGTATTTGGATTAGGTCATCTCCGTTGATGATGTTTTTCTTAAACAGCACCTCAAGCAGTTCGGATATGATGGTGTGCGTCTCGTCGCTCCATTCGCCCTGCAAAAGCGCAAGACGAGCAACCGACCTGTATTTAAACCGGTCTCCACGCTCGTCGGTCACTACAATCACGCTCATCCCTGCACCTCCTTCTCGCATTCTGGGCACACCCAGTCCCCGCACGGGCCAATGCCATCATGGTCGTCCACCCAGTCCATAAGCGCAGTGCAGATGGGACACTCCTTCTCGGCCGGCTCTGGCGCATCTTGCAACCAGCCATCGTACCAACTTGGGAGCCCGCTCATTTGGACTCCTTTCTAAGGCGCATGATTTCTGCCTCGATGCGTTTGAATGTTGCCTCAAACGCACGCCGGTTTGGGTGCGACTGAAGCAGTGTCTCCGTCAGTGCCAGAAGCTCGGTGGCTTCTTGTTCTAGTCTGTTTTTCATTTTGTTGTTGTTGCTCTGCGTGAAATCTCTCTTCTCAGGTACCATGCCGCTTTTTCAAGGTCTTGAACTTCATTGTCCTTGAACCCAGCCCTGAACACGTACTTTATCACGTTTCCAAGGTTGAACGAAAATGCCTCTGCAATGTCTATGCATTCGATTCCGCTCGGATGCTTGTTGTAATGCGCTGGGTGTTCGACGGCGCTGGTCGAGGACGGGTTGGATGATTTCGCGCCACAGTTTTGAGTACATACTGTCTCTTTCGGTTGGGTTTCCATAGTCCTTTAGCCAAGAATTGCTTTTTTTATGCGTGCCTCGTTGAACTTCCATGTCAGCACGCAACTGGCGCGGTAGCGTGACATCCCGAACATGGGCACATCTGCCATGTGCTGACGCTGCGAGTCGGTGGGTGGAAGCTTAATCCATGACCGCGTTTTGCGCGAGTTCGCTCTATCCCCGTTTCGCCTCAAGAAGTCGTCCGCCTGAGCCAGCGCGAGCTCCTTGGAGTTGGTGCGGGTTATGATGGTGACCGCTCCACCGGTGACGCCGCCAATCGCGTTGTACACCTCCCCCAGCTTGATGACCGCGCCCCACGCCGTCAGCGCGTTCGCCATTCGCACGGCGTCGCTGTACATCGACTCCCACCGGAACGGCGACATCTCGATGATTTGCATCTCCGACATCTCGAAGGACTCGATGGTCTCAACACCGTTGACCCGCACGGGGAAGATGTACCCACACACGGGGCAACTCCCGACCGCTGCCGGCGCCTGAATGCCGCACTCGGGGCACTTCTTCATGGGCGCCTCGCCGGTCTCGCTCTGGCGCACGAACAACCGATCTCCAGCGTCGATGTCCCCGTGCGTGAGCAGTGAGGCGCCGAAGTCCAGCACGATGCAATCGCTCTTAATCACGCCAGGGTATCGCTTCGCGTCGATGCACGGCCTGAGCCCTCGCCCGATCATCTGAATCATGGTGCTCTTTTGACTGCACGGGCGCACCAGAACAACGCACCCCACACGCTGGCAGTCCCAACCCTCCGTGAGCTTCATCACGTTGAGGAGCACCTTGATTTTCCCTTGGTCGAACCGGCGCAGGATGGTGGCATTGTCGTCGTCCGACATCTCGGAATGGACGGCCTCAGCGGAGATGCCGTCGTCGCGGAATGCTTCAGCCAAGTGTTGCGCGTGTTGGATGGTCGAGCAGAACACCACGGTGGACCGGTCTGACGCCTTCTCGCGCCAGTGCCGCAGAATCTCCGAGTGAACGGCCCTCTTATCCATGATGGCCTCGACTTCGCCCATGTCGAACTCTGCACCGGTCTTCTGCACGTTCTGGAGCTGGTCGTTGAGCCCGATGTCCATGCGGAACGCACGCGGCTGAACCAAGTTCCCCGCTGCGATGAGCTCGCCAACGGTGATTTTGTCGGCCACGTTGGTGAACACCGCTGTGAGCGCCTTCTTGTCACCTCTTTCTGGAGTTGCTGTAAGTCCTAAAATTACGCCCTTTGGAGAACGCTCGCGGAATGTTTCAACAATCCGCATAAAGCTCTCGGCCACAAGGTGATGTGACTCATCGCAGAACAGCGCCGACATCCCGCTCGGCATGGTCGTTAAGTTAAGCGGCCTGCACAAGGTCTGAACCATTGCAAATGTTGCACCAGTCGACCACGCCTTACGCTCAGAGGTGTACACGTCGACCTTTGCTGCTGGATTGTACCGCTTGAAGGTTTCCTTGTTTTGAGTAACCAGTTCTCCTCGGTGTTGAATGACGAGAACCGGACCTTTCTTCACGAACGGCGCGAGAATCGCGCTCGCCATGACCGTCTTACCTGCGCCAGTTGGCGCGATTCCTAATGTGTTGCCGCACTTGCCCAGTGCGTCGATACAGGCGTCAACGAACTGCGCCTGTCTTGGTCGTAAAATCATGTAAGTGCCTTTGTTTCACTGACGCAAAAATGAAAAAGCGTCGTTGCAGGATCTCCCTGCACACCATGCGGCTTGAGAATGCCGCTGGTTTTAGCCCAAAAAAGGGGGGCGAGACAACCATTATTGCCCCGCCCCCACAACCCCAAACTGTACTACTTCAACCAAGCAGGTTTCTTGCCAGCTGTCGCAGCTGCTGGAGCCGCTGCTTTCGCTGCTGGCACCGGTGCGGGTGCTGGTGCGCTGCCTTCGGTTGCCTGCGCCCACAGCTTGTGCCCGTTGCTGGCTGGATTCGGTGATCCCCAGTCCGCGATGCTGTTGCGGTCTGCCCGTCCGTCCTTGCCCTTGTCGATGCCGACCTTGATGACGACGCCAGCGCCGTTAATCGCCTCGATGATGTTCAAAAACTCACCATCATTGAACTGCTCGTATGACTCTGGGTGCTCTGGGTTGAACACGCCCTTGCTCTCAAGGATACGGGTAATCGCCCCAATACCCATCTGGCGCCACACCTCACTGTTGTTGGTGTCGAATGGATTGCAGAGCATCCCGAACACTCGCCGGTTGTTGTATTGGCCCCCTTGGATGGCGAGCTCAATGGAGACGTAATCGCCGCCGGTGGACTGACTGCTCTTGCGCTCCTTAACGACAAGGATTGCCTGTGCCACTGTCCCTTTCGGGATGAGTTCCATCTCTGTTGACCCGACGTTTGTTGATTGTGCGTTGAACATACTGCTTTCGATTTTTGTTTAGTGTTTGGCGGTGTCGATGCGTTTACCTGCGCGGATCTTGGCGAGCACCTTCCCAAGGTCAGCGGGTTCTTGAAGCTCCAGCGTACCGGAGCGGTCCTTCGCGGGGTACCCCCACGGGTTTTGTTGGTGGCAGACGAAGGCGCGGTATTGCGACTTGTCCTCTGCCTCGAAGTTCTGAAGCGTCAGAACGAGGTCAAAGATACCAGGCAACTCGCGACCCGTCTTCGAGCCCTCGATTTGAACGTCCCAGTACTTCCTCTTTAACTCATCCTCCTGCTGCTCCAGAATCCCCACCAGCACCACGTTCTTGTGGCAGTGCTGTAGTTGGGTCACCCAACGAATCATCTCGCGTCCAAGAAGCCCGTAGGCCCCACGGGTGTCGGGCTTGCCGGTCTTGTCGCTGAACGCTTCCGGTTGTTGCTGACACCATGCGAAGCACATTCGACTCGCCACCGTGATGGAGTCAACGAACAGCGTTTCGTACTGCTCATGTCCGGACGCCGGCCCGAATGCTTTCACAACGGACTCGTACGCCGACTTGGAGTAGGAGCCGTTGGCGTCCGCAGGGTCGGGACCACCCAACCACAGGGCGATGGCCTTGGCCAGCTCCCACGGATGAGCGCCCATCTCGTTTGACGTGCCGCGAATGTCGAGGCAGTCGCCCTTCCAGTCCTTGCCCAGCGCCAACGTACCGGCCTCGAGGTCAACGAACAGGGTGCTCTTCGCGTCCAGCGTGCGGGCTTGGTATGTTTTGCCAACACCGGCAGGGCCGAACACAACTGCCTTAATGCAGTCCGAGGTGCGCTTTAGGCGCTCGTCTGCCTTAATGATGCGCAGGCTCATTTGATGAAGGTGATACGGGGCTCACTGAACTTGGTGGTACGCGCCTCCATAACGCGCCTCAGCACGTCTTCGTTGCCGATGCGCTCAATGGTCTTAGCCGACACCGACATCTTAGTGGTGACAAGCTCCCGTGCGTCAGCCAGCGGCAGCGACTCGTACAGAGCCTGCAACTTGGCTTGATCCCACAGGTAGGTCGCCTTCACTTCGTACGTCAGTTTGACTCCGTCCACTTCCGTTGTGAGTTGACCGTATCCACGGCCTGACTCTGCCAACATGTTCTGGAGGTTCGCCCCATGCTCTTGCATGACGGCCTGCTCCAGCGTTTGGATTTCTTCTTCAAGGGCGGAGATTTTTGTGAGCCGTTTGGCTATCTCCTCCCTCATTTTTTTTAGTGTCATTTTGTTCTAGTTCTCTCTTCAGTTTATGGCACACGTCTTCGAGCCGAAGCACCCAGCCTTCGCGGTGTGCAAGCGCCACAAGCGCAGCAAACTTCTCCAGCGGGATTTTCCGTCTGCGAATCCATGTTGATATTGTTCTCGGTTGCACAAGTACCCCCGACAACACCAACTTCTTCCAGAGCAGGTTCTTTCCCCCGAACCGGAAGACCATGTGCCTCGCATCTATTTGGTAGCTCATGGCGGGGATGAAGATGTACGCATTTTTTGCGTATCGCAACATCTTTTTTCCTTTTGTCGCAAGCTGCTTCCCTGCAACGTGTTGAGCCATGGAACCTGTCTCTTTTGACGCTCTGATTGAGAAATACACCGGTGTTCACGGCATCCAAGCGGGGATGGTTGTCCTCGCCCCGAAGGTATACTCCGACTCGGGGCCCATTGCTACCATGGGAAGCGCACTGCCTCCGGACACGATTATCCCCAAAGGCGCAGGGATTTACGACGAGAACGGTATGCTCCCGAAGATTGAAGGCAAGGGCCTTGAGTTTATCGCTTACGCTTAGGCTCAAGCGCTTTCTCGAACAGAGCCGCCTCAGCGTCTCTGCGGCGTTGTAAGCCTTTGGTGTTCGGCCACAAACGCTTCATCGACCGGATGAGTTCCGGTACATCATAGAACCGGCGGTCGCGCATCGCGTTCTGGATGCCAAGCATCTCGGACCGCCTGTCCCCTGCGAGGGCTGTGCCACGGTTGAATACCAACGAGATAAGAGCGTCCCGCGCCTCGTCTGGCAGGTCTTCGGCCTGCGGGTAAATGCGCAACATCTGAAGGTAAAACTTCGGCAAGGTATGATTTTCAAAAACCTGTACTGCCTTATGCCAAAGCACTACGACGGAGCGCATTGTGGGCGAGGCGTGCAGGAGTTCACGGGCTGCGTTTGCCTTGACTCCGAGGGCGGCGGTGAGCGCAAGGTAATCGGACTCGGGGAGCAGTTCCTCCCACGCTTCCGAGAACTGTTGCGATGTGGCGTAGCCCAAGTCGTAGCCAATCCCAATCGTGACGCCGCTTTGCTCCCCAGGCCACGTCGGGCTCTGAAGGAACTTGCGGTAGTACTCCTCACCGCCGCCCACCTCGAAATCAATGATCAGCTTTAGACCCGCGTCTGAGATGTTCATTTGTGCTCGGTGAAGAACCGCTCAGAGATTTCGCTCACCTTCTTCCACAGCTCCTTCCGGTCGTCCTCGCACTCGCGGATCTTCTGTGAGAGATACCAGATAGCGATTGCCATCGCGCACGCCAACGGACCTTGAGCAACAAGTTGGTTCACCATGGGTTCAAACGAGATGTCGGCAATCACGGTTTTTCTTTCCTGAAGATGTTGATGGCTGAGTAAACGCTCACGCCGGCCGTGAGGATAGCGTCCGCTTGGTCAGGCGCAATCTTAACTCCGAAGACCGTAAGGAGGCTGATGATGCCGCGCCATGTGGATGGCTCCATTAAACGAGCGAGGATGTATTTCATGGGTGTGTTGTGTGCTTTGCGATGAGTGCCACGGCAATTACCGCAGCGGTTGGGTAAACGAAGTCAGTGATGCCCTTAAGCGTCCACGCACGGGGCTGTAAACCGCCCCAGAATGGCATATTCGCACGCCGCCCACCGTAGTTGTGCTCGATGTTGCGGTACTCGGCTTGAGCGTACTCGCGCCCTATGAAGTACGCCGATCCAGCCGCCGCTCCAGTCCACCAATTGCCGGTCACCATGGCGATGACCGACTGGATGGCGAGAGCGATGAGCGTGTGGGCGAGGTGGTGCATGGGGTTAGCTTGCTTGGTTTGTCGAAAGCAAGGAGAGGCGAATCTCTACAGCGGCACCAATCCGATTTTCGACGTACAACCTTCCATCATTGTTGGCGCTGACTGTGATGCGGTTATCTGGCCCTGTTGTGCCAGTCAAAGGGCCTGTTTGCATATTGAAAAACGCATCTCCTGCATACTTGTTGATTGCAGGTGAGCCTGCCCCTGATCCCTTATACACCTTGAACCATCCAAGACCGTTTCCGTTTTGAGAGTTCGAGGCCAGAGTTACAAGACCGCAAAGGTACGCGCCAGCGTCATTCGGGTTGATGACGTAAACCGATGTTGCGGTGTCGTCTGCCAGCGAAAGCACTGGTGTGCTATTGAATCCAGCCTCGTCAACGTAGGAGAATCCGCGAGCGTACTTGATGAACTCGCCCGTGGAGTCAACTTGACGGTCAATGTCGTAACTGATTGCTGTTGCCTCTGTGACAAGTACGCCTCCCTCTGGAACCGGATTGCAGTAGAAGGCAACGATTCGCGTCAGCTTGGAGCGTTCAATCTTTATGCCGATACGACCACTGAGCACGCCAAATGCGTCAACAGCAAGATGGCCGAACGTCATCGAGTAGACACCCTGATTTGTTACTGCGCTTGGGCCGCCAATCTGAACTCCGATTGCGTTGTTTGCGGATATTGCAACACGCACATACCCTGGAAAGATGTTGTTATCGGTCCAGTTCACAAAGTTCAGCCCAAAAACTTTGCTGTCTTGAATGAAGACGCTTCCAAAGGTGTTAAGCGTTACAACCTGCGGTGTGGCATCGTATCCGGAAGTTACTCCGCCAGTCTCGATTCCGGTCCCGCAGGTTCCCTGAATATCGATGCTGCCGAAGACGCACTGAGTGACATTTCTTTTCGTCAACGCGCTCTCGCCACCTGTGCTGTCTGCGTAAATGGTGATGGCTTTGCTTGTGGTGCCGCTCATGTTGAGCGTTATGACATCAGCGTAGATGTTATGGGCGCTGTGGATGGCAAGACCAACGCCAGTAAATGAAGCACCCACATCAAGACGCATTCCCTCCCATCGCACATTTTGCACGACCGTTGTTTGGTCGGTTTGCACGGCAACGCCATTGCGCGGACCTGTATAAATCAACTTTCCAGCAGGGCCGAAGCTTAAGCTGGAATTGTTCTTGAGCGTGATTGTAGACGCATGAGCGCAGGGAACATCAATAAGCACTGTTCCACCGCCATCGATTGCGGCTTGAATAGCCGCAGAATCGTCTGTAACGCCATTGCCAACAGCTCCGAACTGAATAACAGAGATAATCTCGTTCAGCTTGTCTGCGTTCTGAAATGCTTTGCTGCTCATAAGATTTATTTAATCCGATACTGAAAGTGAAACGAGAATATGTTTGACAGTGTATTTGGAGACGGAAAGCGAAGTGTAACTCTGTCGTTAGTGAAATCCGCATACAATCCAGCCGCCACATTGAATGATGTGATTGCTGTTCCAGAGGCATCGTTAGTTGCGGTGAAGTTACTGGGAATTGGCAAACTGATTCCAACTTCAGTGTTCGTGCTGGCCGCAGCAGTTGGAGTTACATCCATACGCCCGTACACCTGCACGATATTTCCAGTACGCTTGTACATGGTATCCACATAACCATTTGCAGCGGAAACATTCGCAACAGCTGTCATTGTTGGCTGATAGAAGTTTGCTCCAGGCAACTTGTTTGTTGAAGCTAATGTTGCTCCATTTAGAATATCGCCAACTACACCAGCAATATACGTTTCTCCTTTTACGTCGATGTTGCTTGTTGCTAGTCCAAGAAATACTGCGTACCTGTGAGTTGAACCACGCACTACATTATCAACCAGTTCAATGTATTCGCTTTCGTTTGTAATGCTTATTGCTGATCCAGAGTCAATGTCAGTTGTTGCAGATGTGTTTGCATTTTGAACAACATTGTCAGCAATCACTCCATATTTAGCTGAATATGTTCCACCGAATGTGCTTTCTTTGAAAACACGAATGCCGCACTGGGCCGTATTTCGCAACACGTTTCCTTTTACAACAAAGTTATAAGCATCGGTAACCGTTACTGCGTAGTTTTGTGAAATCGTATCAACGATGTTGTCAGTGATTTGGAAATTGTACGTTAGTCCATTCCTGCCCATTGCCCATATTCCAGAAAAAATGCAATCAAATACATGATTTTCAGAAACAACATAGTTGTAAACTGACGCAGCAGCACCGGCGGTATCCTGTCCGGTAATCAGGATTCCATATAGTCCGATGCCATTCCCGCGAATGCGATTTCCGCGAATCTGGAAGTTGTTAGACCCAGCCCACTGGTCAATGATTCCATCATGCACTGCAACTCCGATGCTACTTTGAATAAAAACGTCGTTGTTCAAAATCGAATAACGAGAGCAATTCAATGAAGCGGTAGCGGCTCCAGGAGTAACAAAGACGCAGTCTTGAATGATGAAGTCGGTTGCGTCGTAGCAGAGAATTGAGCGCATACCAGCAGTTAGGCCGGTCACTGTTCCAGCGTCAAACTTCAGGTCCGACACGCGCACGCCAGCAACTGTTCTGATGTCGAGTTGTCGATGACTGTAGCCGGGTCCGCCATTGACCAACGTCAGCGATTTGATGACGGATCCAGTTCCGGTTCCATAGAGTGATGTGTTGGCCGGCACTGAAAGCGCATCGCTAGTCAAGTACACGCCTTCTGGAAAGAACAACTCGCCTCCAGCAGCGGCATTAATCGCAGCCTGAATAGCAGCAGTATCATCCGTGATGCCATCCCCTGCCGCACCAAAGTCCTTCACGCTGACGGTCTCGGCCAGCTTCGCTTCGACGTTGGTGAAGACCGATGAAGCGTCCGGCAGCTTGTAGGTAACGTCCTGCGCGTCGATGTTCGCAGCGGTATCGTAGTTGTACCCGATGTCGAAGACGAACTCATCCCCGTTGTCGGCCCCTGCCGTCAGGGTAATCTGGCTGTAGCCGGTCTCGGTGTAGTCTTGACCTACGATGAGGCGCAGACCGTTGCGGTAGACGAACAGGTTGTTGGTCCCCGGGATGTAGGTGCGGCTCAAGTTGAACACCGTCTGCCCCGAGATGGCGGTGATGACCTGCTGGTAGGTGCTGCCGGCGCTTGTGCTGGGGTCGCGGTAGTTGAGGTCAGAGAAGACCAGTGCGCCCTTGTTGTTGGTGACGCGCAGTGAGTAAGTGACGAAAGCCGTGTAGATGCGCCCTGGGGAGCCGTTGCGCGAGAGGTAGCCGTTGATGGTGCGGATGGGCTGCGCGGCTGGCTGGGTGAGGGCCTCGTCCCAGTAGACCGGTATCGGGTCGGTGACAGGGTTCAGGTTGGCGGAGCCAACGTAGACGTAACCGTTGTTGAGCGGCGAGCCGTCGGTGTCGTTGAAGGACGGGAAAGGGGAGGTGATGATGTATGACATGGTGTTACTCTTGAGGTGGTTCTTCGCTGGGCTTGAGGATGTCTTTGTTGGAGCCCATGTAGTTTGCGATACTGGTCAATACCGCTCGCTCTGAACTGCTGTTGCTCTTGACCCTGCCAAGTTGGGCGAGAAGGTTCCTACCTGCCTTGGACTCGTACAAGCGCACAAGACCGGTGTTCAGTGCTGCGGCAAGACCAGCTCCGACAAGTCCGAGTTGACTCTGAAGACCAGAGAACGCAACAAACGGAACAGCCTGTGCGCCAGTTGGTGGATTTGCGGCAAACTCGCCAGCCCTGCGGGTGTAGTTTAAAGCCTTCTGAAGACCCTGCACACTGTCTAGGTCAGAACCTGTGAAAAACACGTTGACTTGGTTTTCAAGTTTCCCAAGTTGGGTTGCAAACCGGTTTGGCACAATCACGCCAGACGGGTCAGTGGCATTCTCTAATGCACGGGTGATAATTGCCGCTCTTCCAACTTCACGCCCTTCTGTTGACAGGTTTCTATAGAGTCTTTCGATGCTGCTCTTCTTGTCCGTAAAGAGCACGTTGTTAACGATTTCAGGAGTTAAATCACCTTTCTTGAGAAGCGAGTTAAACGAGGACGCCTTAAGATCATCTGCAAGGTCAGAAAGAGAGCGATTGGAAACACTCCACTTGGTGAAATCAGTTGGTTTGCCAAACTGTTTGATATGGTTGCCAAGGTCTTGGTTCAACGCTGTATAAACCTCTTTGTAAGCTTTGTCAGCCGAGTCTTTTGTCGTCCCAATATCTGAAGAGCTCAATTTTTTGAAAAAAAGTTTTCTTCTTTCTTCAATGTCCGCAGGCGTCTTGCCAACAATTTCATCCGCAAAATTGATGAGTTCATCAATAACCTCCTTGTTTCCAGTAGGACTAACTCTTTCAAAATTTAGCGCCAAGTCCTCGGCTTTCTTGGCCGTTGCAGACATATCCACAAGCGGCCCAGTTGCAGATAGTCGATTAAGCACCTCTTTTTTCATCCCACTAAGTTTCCCGATGATTTTATCCCTTTGAGAAAGCGCCTGATTTGCCAATTCCTCCGTGAGCGTAGGGCTTCCAACACCAGCGTATTCAGACACAAAATCTTGGATTGCCTCTGACCGCTGCTTCTCTTGCTTGCGTAGAAGCGAGCCAGTTCCAAACGGTGTAATCTCTCTGGTCTTTGCCAGTGCATTGCCAAGCGGCGTCTCTGGCTTGAACTCTTGGGAGGTAATCGTCTCAATGCCGCGTTTCTCGGCCTGTACCGCGCCTTCTGGAAGAGCGGCAGCTGCGCCGATTTTAGTCCCTGCGCCAATACCAGCACCCATGCCGCCGCCAAGACCGGCAAGAAGCTGCGCTGTAGGGCCGTAGCCGGCCTCTTTAGCCGCCTGCATACCAACTTCTGCTCCAACGCTAGAAGCTATCTGTTCAGCAGGCTTCTCCGACAAGAACCGTCCTGCTGCCTGCATCGCCGGTCTGGCTGATGCCATGAGCGCCTTGCCAAGGCCGACCTGACCGAGACCTTCACCGACACCGCGTGCTGCTGCTCCTGCAAGGCGTTCCGCCTGTGTGTCAGGGTTGGGCACTCCGAGCTGGGTGAGATAGTGGTTTAGCGCATCAGACGGTTTCGTGTAGTGCGTACCGAAAAGCGAGTTGATGCCAGAAACAACCGGATCGGCCAGAGTCATGCCAGCAGCCCCGATAAGGGCACCAGGAACGGCGCCAATGCCACCTGTGGGTGCTCCACCCATGATTGCGCCTCCAACAGCCCCGAGAGCCGCAGGGCTGAGTCCACGCAACGCTCCACCGGCCATGCCTCCCACCGTCGTCTCCGGTTGCCCAATCATCGCCTCATCGCTGGCGGCAGACGGCAGCGGTGCCTCGGCGGGTGCTGCCTCTGGAGGAGCCGGTGGGCCTTGCAGTTGACGCAGCCGAACGATTTCGTCGGCAAACATCCTAGCATCGTCAACATTGCCTGCCTTGTCTGCTTTTAGCAGAGCATCTGAGAGTTCTTCAATGGTAGCCATTATTTGCTCCTGTATTTCTGAATGGCTGCATCTATTGCGCTCATACCAGTTCCTGCTGGCGCAGCACCTGTCGGCACCGGCGGTGGAACGGACTTGCCCCTGAGTTGTTCTTGGCGCGTCTGTGTTCCAACAGACATTTCCTTTCCTTGCTGAACCGGCCTAAGGCTTTCAGCCGGCACTTTCTTTCCTTCGCGCAACGCCTTTAGAACACTGTCAGCAACCATCTTTGGAGACATCAAATCCTCACGCAGATAAACGATGTTTTTGGGATTAAGTTTAAACTCCAGTGCATTCCGAGTGGTATCATTTGCAAGCGATTCAAACACCTTTGAATTGTTCTTGTACCTGTCTTGAGCCGCTTGAATCAACTTGGCTCTTTCAATGTTATTAAGCCCTTGGCCTAACAATTTTTCTAAAAGTGTTCTTGTTGTTGCTGGTAAATCAGCGCCTGTGATTTGTCCGCTTTCAGTCACGCTTACAGTCGAGTTGGGATCACCAAGCTTCACGAATGCTTGAACTGCGGAAACGTCTGCTGGGCCAGATTGCTGACTAAGCGCATCTTGAATCGCAAACAGTGCATCTGTCCTTGCGACTTGGTCTACGTAAGTTTTGCTCTTGATGAAGTCTTGTCGAAGCTGACCTTCCATCTTGAACTTCTCTTCCGAAGGAAGAATCCCTTTCGCCTTTGCCTCCTCGGCGGCAGCTTGCATTCTGTCCTTAAGAGCAGCAGCCTCGTTCTTTGCTGTCTCGGATTGTGTTTTTGCAACCGCCTCCGGCGATGTTTCCTTGGAGTAGCTGGTGATGATGTCGTTGAACTTGCCGATGGCCTTTTCGTCTCCGGTACGAAACATCAGCGTCTGACCAAGAAGCGCCCAGTAAGAAGGCGTTGCATTCTCTGGAACAGACTCAAGTGTTTGAGTCATCAGCTTGCCCAACTGCTGAAAGCGTGCGTCTTTTGAGCCCGAATAAGCCGTTGCTACTTCCTCAAGGCGCTTCTTTGCAACCTCGTTGTTCCCTGCAATACCGGCGTTTGAAACCTGCAACGCGGTATCAACCAGTTTCTCCCTTGCAGGATTAGGCAACGAGGCGAGAAGGCCGTCCAAGCGTTTCCCAGCTTCAGTATCTAAATAAAGGCCTCTCGCTGAAAGTTTGCGAATAGCATCTGGGTCTGGTGAATCGGAGCCCATTTTCTCTAATTCTTTTCCAATCTTTATCGCCTCAACCTGCTTGACAGCATCAAGGCGATTCTTGTCCAAGTACGGTATGATGGGCGCTAAAGCAGATAAGTCTTTCTCTGGATTAAGACCATATTCGGCAATCATGTTCGCCACGTTGCGCTCTCTCTCCTGCGCAGCCAATGCAGCCTGTTTGTTCAACTGAAAGGATTCAGCTGCGCGTCTTGCCGAAGCTGCGCTATGTGCTATCTGTTGTTCTCTTGCCTTAATAGCAAGCTGCGCTTCCTGAAGCTGGTATGGAGCAAGTTGCTGCATCAAAGCTGACCTGTCTTGGGCCTCAACAATGTTCTGCAACGCTCCAATTTTCTGCATCATGCCAGCACCAAACCCTGTTGGTTGCGGTATGTTTATCGAGTAATCAAATTTAGAGGCCATACGCTTTTAGAACAATCCGAACATCTTTTGCTGAGGCATACCTCTCATTTCACGAACGAAGTTTTGTGCCCCGAATGTCTGTGCGTAATCACCAAGAGCGCCAACAGCACCCATGAGACCTTGGTTTTGAGCGTTTGCTGCGCCAATGATTCCAGCCGCTCCAGCAGCGCCTCTATCCGAGTAGAGACCGGCGATTGCATTGCCTGCTGATGTTGCCGCAGCACCGGTTCCAGCGGCTGAAGCTTGACCGATGTTGAGCAGGCTTTGCGCTGCTGTTTGACCGACGTTGGTCAATCCCCCAAGTCGCGCATACGTTTGATCGATGAGCGAGTTGAGAAGCTGCGGACGGAAACGCGCAATCGCGCTTTGCGTGTCATCAGCTCCCCTTCGACCGGTGGCAGATGCGGTTGCGAGCAAACCGGCCTCCCCTTGACGAGCGAGCTCTTGGAACAGTGGCCCCTGCTCAATCTGCTGGATGGCTTGGCGCTGTTGCTCCATGCCCATCTGCTCGTACTGCTTGTCCTCAAGGACTGGTTTAAGGAGAGCCTGCTGTTGATTATACCCCTGCGTTTCGATGTCTCGAATGCCCTTATCTGTGGCAAGCTGGAAGTTGGAAATAAGGTCTTCACGAGCTTGTTTGATTGCCGTTTTGCCCTTTTGCCCTTCTGCAAGAGTTGGTTTTTTGTACGCTGCTGACTTCTTAAAGAGCTCTAGTTCCTGCTTTCTATTGCGCTCGTACTCATCAATGTTTTGCTCAGTGATGTCAGATAACTGCCTGTAATCTGTCCCCTGATATACATTGAAGAGTGCCTGTTGGCGTGCTTGTTCGCCGCCGAGACCAACAAGCCGTTGCATCTGCTGAATCGCCCCTGGGCCAGCCGCGATGTACGGCTGCGTCAAATCAGGCCGTCCAGCCGAGACGTATGGAGCAAGGATTTTTTGAACAAAATCAAACTGACGCCTTTGCTCTTCAATGCCTTGGTCAATGCCTTTTTGCTGCGATTTTGCCGCTGCTTGGGCAGCTTTAGCAGAACGTCTTCCTGCAAAAACTGATGCTCCTGCTCCTAATGCAACGAATCCTAATGGCCCTGGCATAAAAACTCCTTTCTGTAATCTTCAAATGTTTCGCCGTAAAACTTCATTACTTTCTCGGCGTTCTGGGTTGCGAACTCAACGCCATGGCAGACGTGAGTCACGAACAGAATAAGATCGTAGAACCCTGCTCTCCAAGCGTAGGACATCTCTGTTGCTCTTCCGGCTCGCTCGGCTTGGTCAGATGCCTGCCATTTCAAGAACAGGTTTACCATTACCGGAATCAACAACGCTGAGTTCATGGAGTAGAACCGGTTTAGCGGCATTGCCACCATCGTGTTCCAGATACACCGGTCGAGTTCTTTGCGCGGCACTTCATCTCCATCTGCAACGTCATCGAACACCTGCATCACTTGCCAAAACGACATCAACCAGTCCTGTGCGTCCTCGGGAAGAAGAAGCACCTCTGCAAACAGACACCGGAATGATTCTTCAGCGGAAGTCATCTCTACGTCACTTCCCTCCCAGAAGCCATGATGGTCAGCGAGGTCGCTGCGCTTGCGGTTGTGGAGATGATGCCACCGGACTCAAGAACCTGCCCGACGAGCTCTGGGCAGGTGTAGGTCTCATTCGGTACGACGACCTTCGAGGACAAGATGCGGTTGCTGGCAGCAACAGAACCCGAGGGCGTAATCAGGTTCACCGAGATGGACACGTTCGCAGCCGCCGTGTTTGTCACCGTGAACTTGTCGATGATGCACTTGCAGTTCGACGCCTGATACTGAGCTGTCGCGACAGCCTCAGCCTGCTTGGGCGGGATGATGTTTTTGACGGTTACAGCCATGTCAGGAGATGTTGTTGGTGACGCTTAAAATGACCGACGGAATGTCAGGCACCGGTGGGGCTGCGGTAAAAGCTTTGATCTCGATGTCCACGGTGTCCACGGACCACATGAGCTCAAAATAATCTCCCGCAGTCATCTTATACACGAAGTTCCATGCTGCAACACTTTCCGCGTTGTTGCCTTGGATTCGTATCTGGGTGGCTGAGTTGGCTTGGTCAACGCCGTTGATTCGCGCCCACAGGTAGAACAAGCCAACGCCGCCAGAAACCTTGTCCAGTTGCATGGAGAACTGGAAGTTGTAGATGCCCTCAGAATCAACGTAGATGCGGCTTGCCGGCGTTCCAATCCGCACGCCGAAGCTGAGGTCAGTTGAGTCGAACGTGACGCCGTATGCCGTGTTTATGGCCGCTGCGGCCTGCGTTGTGGTGTCGTAGAACGTGCCGTATCTGGGCAGCTTCTTCTGCTCAGCCGGTGGAGCCTGCGAGAGCAAGGCTACCTGCTGGGCCAGTTCAGCAATCTGGTTAGCCTGCTGAGCAGGCGCTGTAGAAGCAAGTTCGATGACGCTGCGAAGGGCTTCAACCGTGTCAAGCGCCTGTTGTGCAGACGTCTGAGAGTTATACGAGTCAATGGTGTTGGCGTCGATGCCAGCTGGAACGTACTCGAAGAGTTGCTCGAAGGCGCGGATGAGGCGCTGGTCGGGCAGGAACTTGGCAAGGTCATTCCGGTTTGGCTTGATGGAGTTCGCCATTTACCACACAAGCGGCTCAAGCCGCGCCTCCAAGCGGGCCATTGACAAGTGCGCGTCGCTCGTCCCGCGAAAGCGATACGTTCTCCAGTCTCCCATGCGACCGTTGCGCATCCACGTTAGGCGCTTGTTGCGGTCCCCAGTCTTACCGGCGAGGATACCGCGCTGTTGCGAGTAGGTGACGCCATCGGTCGAGTAACTCGCGAATATGGTCGGGTTTATGCCAATGGCCACGCGCCCAGGCAGGGCAACGAGCTCCAGTTCGTGGAAGATGGCGCCCTTGCCTTCGTTGTAGAAGATTTGCGTCTCGAACTGCCAGCCAACGCGCTCGCCCCAAAGCGAGGAGATGTCTTGAACCGCGTAGCCAAGATTTGGCGCTGAGGTGTCCCCACAAATCCACTTGTCGTAAGCGTACACAAAGTTGCGTGCGCGGTAGCTGCTGTTGCCGTAGAGACCGTCAGCCAGCGTGAACCAGATGGCTTGGCCGGCGACCTGCGAGATCGCGCCGTCGTAGACTAGCGTGTGGTCCGGAAGGTGGATGTAGAGGTGGTTAAGTCCGTTGTACAGACGTGTTTCACAGATAGTCGTAGCCAGAGCAGCTTCAGAGTAAGTTGCCAGAATCTGGTCAATCTCCCGTGTAGCGATTTTGACGGTGTTGGCTCCGGACGCCAGCCATACCGAGGGCGCCTCGTTGCGTCCGCCTCCGACGAAAGCCACAGAATCCAGATATACGCAGCAGGAGTACGTTCCAATTCCACCCCGTTGAATCTGGGCTCCTTCGATGCGAGCGAACGGGAAGGATAGGATGTCTCCACCGACGTTGTTGAAGAGCTCAATGGTATGTCGGTTAATCGCATAGACCTCGTTCCGGAACTTCTGAATCGAGATGATGGGGTCCGGATCGGCTTCGGATGTCGCCTTGGCCTGAACGATGGTTGGGTTGACCAAGTTCGTCGTAGCGATGAAAAACCCGTCCGTCAGAAAGAAGTACCCATCCACCCAGCAGAAGTCCGTGATTGGCCCCATGGCAGGGTCAGGCGTGAGGCTGGTGAGCGTTGAGCCGTTCCAGTAGTACAGCGTTCCGCTGGAGAGAATCGCCAGAAGCGTCTCTGAGTAGTCAAAGGTCACTTGACCACTGCCGCCCACGTCTGCGAGCACCACCACGTTCCCCAGCGAGCTCACCGAGACGAGCTTCGTGCCCATCACGCGGTAGAGCACGTTGTTCCACTCGATGCCACCACGGTCGAGCCCGGGGCCTACCGCGAACTGCTTAATCCCGTCAGCCGGTCTCAGGTAGCCTTCGCTCAAGCCGGATGGCTGAACGACGGGAACCAAGTTGCGCGGGTAGCTGCGGCGAAAGTCGCCGGCTCCGTCCGTGTAGATACCGCTGAGCAGTGGGACTTGCATTACTTCTTCTTGGCGGTCTTGGCAGAAGCCTTGAATGCAGCAGCGGTCGGGGCGCCCTTGGAGCCTGGCTTGCGCATCTTCTCCTTGCTACCGGCTTCGATGCGTTCGCGTTTGGCGTGGATGTTGGCGTAGAGTCCTTTTTTCATTTGCAGTTCCAGCGTTTGAGTGAAGCAGCTTTGCGGGTGGGCCGGCCTTTCTCGTCCTTCATTGGCCCAGGCATCCCGCTCATACGCGCACAAAACGATGCCTTGCGGCCCTCGTCTGCCTTCGTCTTGGGGTTGGGTGCTGGAGCCTTCAGATTCGAGCCTGTGGCGCGGTTGTACTTTGCGCGGCCTTTCGCGGTGAGCCCAGCGCCTTGTGACACTGGGAGCTTCTCGCCGCGAGAGACCGAGAGGTTGACTTGTTTCTTAGCCATTGGACTCTTCAGGAGGAGGCAGGAATGAGCCGTCTGGCTGTTGAATCCAGCCGGGACCACAAGGAATCCCGTCTACGTTGACTAGCGTAGTGCCAGCAGGAGGCGTGTACGGACTTGTGCCGTCCCAAATGATGACACCCTGAACAATCTTGGTTAAATCATCAACAATAGCGTATCGCATGATTAGAAGTAAGTTGTAACAATTACGATTCCATCCGCTCCATTACCGCCAGCGCCAGAATTGTTTGTGGAATCAAGTCCTGCTCCGCCGCCACCGCCGGCTGCACCATAAAAACCTCCATTGCCACCGTTCCCACCATTAACGCCAGCAGTGATTGACGAGCCTCCACCTGCCCCTGCGCTACCTGCGATTGCAGTATTAACAAACGAGTTTGAGCCAGTTCCACCGTTTCCTCCGCCAGCCAATCCACCAGTCGCTTGACCTCCAGATGCGAACGTGCCTAAGGCAACTCCACCAACTCCACCATTTGCAGCTGTTGGAGTAGCTGCTGCCAAACCTCCTCCAGATCCGCCACCAGGACAACCAACTGTAGTATTGTTTCCTCCAGCACCTGCTCCAGTTCCTCCAGTTCCTCCATTACCACCTTGAAACATCGCTCTAGCAGAGGCAGATGCTCCCGCTGGCCCCGATGCCGTTGTCACGATTCCAGCTCCGCCTCCGCCCTGCACAATCACCCAACCCCCAAACGATGAATTTGTGCCCGCTGTTCCAGCATTACCATTAGTAGCATTTACAGTAACAGACGCTCCACCTAGTCCTTTTGCTCCTACTGTTACAGTTTCAGTTGCACCAAGTAGAGTTGCACTAAATGTGCGAGCAGAATACGAGCCCCCACCTCCGCCTCCACCTCCAGGTGCAGTACTACCTGCGCCGCCTTTGCGACCAGATGCTCCGCCGCCGCCAGCAGAAATTACAAATACATCAACTGACACAGCCCCTGCTGGCTTCGTCCACGTTCCGCTGGAAGTGAACACCTGCACGTCTGTTGGCGTTGCGCTCCCGCCGGTGGCCGCAATCGTAATCGCCCCGTCCCCGTTCGTCACCGTCACGTTCGAGCCTGCCGTCAACGTAGCCTTGGTGAGGCCGCCTGCGGCGTTGCCGATGAGAAGCTCTCCGTTCGTGTAGCTGGTCTTCCCCGTTCCGCCAGACGTCTCAGCCAGCGTTGCGGACAGACCAGCCGCCGTGCCGGTCGTGTTCTGGTTGAGCGTTGGGACGTCAGCGGCTTGGATTGCCGACATAACAACGTCCGATCCGTTCCCGCGAAGGTACTGACCGGAGGTCGTTGCGCCGGCGAGGTTGTCCATTGCAGCCTGCCGGTTGGCAGACTGCATGAAGGAGTCGATGTCAGAGGATACTGTAATGTCAGGCATATGCTTTAGGGTCTGATGTACCGGTCAACGCCGCCTGGCCGGCGATAGTAGTTCGTTCCGCCACCAGGGCGCAGGTAGAACGACGCAGCGGGAGGCGGCCCTGGAGGGGTCACCGTGGGCCCCGCAGGCGTCTTCGAGCGTCGTCTTGAGAGGTAACGAATCACAGGCCAGCGCCGCAGATGAAGTTAACCGTCGTTCCGGAAGGCGAGATGATTGCAATGACGTTATCGTCCTCGAACTTGCCAAGGGACACTTGGCTGCTCGGCATGACGATGTAGTCAGCGGTCGTTGCGGTAATCGTGCCCTGCCCGATGCGGACGTACACCGGATTGGTTGAACCGGTGTTGGTCACGCAGATGCTGCGGGTGCCAGATTGGATGCTGTACTGGGCGGAGGTTCCAGTTGCTGACTGGGTTTGTCCGCTACCGTAAGAGGGATTGAATGGGAGTGTCATATTAGCCTACGCGATACCATTTTTGGATGACCGGCTCGAACCGGAGTGTGAAGAAGCCGTTTGCCGCGAGAGTCGTCGGAACGCCGCCTCCGACCGCACCGTTCAGGTTCACCGTGAGCGAGGTGATTGTCTGGGTGGTGTTGACGAGAATCTCTTGGTTTGCCACGCAGCCTGAGACCTGCGGGAGTTGGATCGTCAGCGAGGCCACTGTGCTAATGGGGGTAAGCACCAGCCACACGCTGTTGTTCGTGCCGCTGATGGCGACCGTCGAGCCGCTAATCGGCGAGGAGTACTGGATGACCTTGCCATCGTTGACCGTGACGTTCTGCTCAATGAAGTCAGCCACCACCGCTGCGGTGCAGTTGTAGTCGAGCCCGTTCTGGTTGACAGCAAACAACGTCGAGGGGCTGATGCTGTCGACGTTATCGAGATTTTGAATAGCCATGTTAGAGGAAGAGAAGCTGACCGTTGGGTTGTTGCTCGATGGGGGCGATGGACGGAACCGGCAAGAACGGCCAGTCCACATCCTTGTTGCCGGCGCCAGCAGGCATCTGCGAAGGGTACTGCTGCTGAAGGACGTTGGCGCTCTGCATGAGGAGCGTCTGGTAGCCAGCAATCGCGCCTGTCTTGGTGTCAGGCGAAGGCGCTTTGCCGTACTGCGGGGCGATGCGCATCGCCAGATTCAAGATGATCGCCTCGTTGGCTGTTAACGGCACATTGGTCTGCGTGTCGAGGTCAGCGTTGTCAGGCGAGTTGGTCAAAGGGTAGCCAATCTGGATGGCTTTCGCGTACCACTGCGCCACCATGGCATCAAGCCGGCGCACCGCTGACTGAAGCTCGTCGGGCGTGAGGTCAAACACATAAGACGCCAACCCGAGTTCCTCAAAAGCGGCCTCAACGAACTGGCGTTTAGTGTATCCCATGCGGTTATTTGCGCTTGCGGCGCGGTTTGTCTTCTTCTTCGTCTTCTTCAGCCAGCAAAACCGGCTCTCCGGCAGCCTCAGGAGCAGGCGCAGCCTCGGATTCGGGCTCACTGACCACAATCTTCACTTTCGGCTCGTTCTTGAGCCTTACAGCGGCCTCAACGGCCTTGTTGTAGGTGTCCACAGCCTCTTCAACACTCAAACTCCAGCCCAAAGAGATGGCTTCATCGAGTTCGTCTTGTGATTCGACGCCGCAGTAGTCGTAGGTGCCATATCGCGCAGGGCTTTTGCCTGGCGAGCGGTACACCATGATGGGGAAATCAGTCATTTTTTCAGTTTGCCGACGGGTTTTCCAGCCGCTTGCTTCGCTTTGCGAGCAGTCGAGAGCGCGATTGCAATCGCTTGCTTCTGCGGTTTGCCGGACTTCATCTCCTTGCTGATGTTCGAGGAGATTGTCTTCTGTGAATAACCCTTCTTAAGCGGCATAAGTCCTTGGTTTCAGTTAAGTTAAGGGGATGGCCCCGAAGGGCCACCCCCCGTTTGCGGGAACTATACCTGATTGAACAGGATGATACCACTCATTTCGGGCTGCTTGTTGACAACCCCGTAGAACGTGTCCACACGATACTTGGTCGTGAGAGTGTTCTGGTCGAAACGCTTGGTCATGACGAGCTCCAACCCTTGGTCGGTTGAACCGCGCATCACCGCAACGCCGGCGTTGTCGGGGAGCGAGTAGCGGCCAGGGAGGATTTCAATCGCGTCCTTGTGCCAGAAGCAGTTCACAGGAGCTGCTGCCGTGTTGAGGAGCGTGATTGCCGCGTTGGCTGCCGCCGTAATAACCACGCAGTTTTGGTTCTGCGCGGAAGCCGCGTTGGCAACCTGGTTCGAGATGATCGGAGGGCTGATGACGATTGCTTGGTTACCAGCAGCAGGCGCACTCGCCGAGATGACACGGAAGGTCTTAAGCTGACCGGTGTCGCCTTTGGTGATGTGGTGCACTGCGTTGATGCCAGCGATCGTGAACGCGTCGCCTGCGGCCAAAGCCCCAGCGGAAACTGCCACCGTCAGAGACTGGAAGCGGTTATCTACGTTGAGCCGCTCGGACGTCGTTGGCGAAGTCGAGATGGCTTTCGGGATGTAGTAGTTCGCTGCCGCGTTGGTCGTGTTGATGGTCGCCGTAGCAGACCCAGCAGACAACCGCACCGCGTAGTCGAGCTTGTAGATGTCGAAGGACGCTACCATCCCAACGTATGCACGCTCATACGCCTTGTCGGACTTCTGGTTCCCGAAGGAGCGCGAAGCCTTGGCAAGGTCGTTAGCAAGACCGTTGTAGTCCCGCGTGTTGAGCGCGAGGTAGCGGTCGCCGTCCATGATGCCTTGCTCGTTGAAGATGGCCTCGCACTGGGCGACGTCATCGAAACCACTCGAAGCACCAGCCGCCGTCGTGCGCTTAACCACCAGCGTGCCCTGATTGGCCGCGATGTTCAGCACTGACACGTTGATGTCAGAAGCGAGTTTCTGCTTGGCCGAGTTGCCAAGGCGTTGCTCTTGCAGAGCGTCACGAAGCTCTTGAGCGTTGAGCTCGAAAGCGACCGTGCGCGTCTGGTTGATGCTGGCGGGAACCGCGAGCTGGGTGTAGGAGGCGTAGCCGCCAACACTGGTGATGTCCGTGCCCACACCGGCGTTCGAGAGCGAAGTCGCGATGTAGGGCTGCGGACGCCAGATGACGTTGTTGGTGCGCTCCATCATCGTCTGATCCGTGTTGTAGATTGAGACGTTACGGGAGAGGACAAGCGCGTCGTTGAACCCCTCAAGGAGGTTTTCAAACGCTACGCGCTCTTCTTTATTGAACGAGTTAGCCATAGGTTACTTTTTTGACTGCAATTGACGTTTGTAGGCGATTACTTGCGTGTAGTCACCGGTGCGCTCGGCCTTTGCGCGTAGGTTGTCCAACACTTCGTCGGAACCACCGGTTGACCTAGCCCCGCCGGACGGTGGGGTCTTCTCTGGAGGAGGAGCAGTTTTCTTTGTCACCTTGAGTTGTGTTTCAAGTTTGGCCACCGCGAACGCGAACCTCACTGGGTCTTTTATCTCAGAGAGTTCTTTCGCTTTCTTGGGGTTTTTACCCAGCGCGTACACCAGCAATGCCGAGTTGTCTGAACCCTGCAACAGGATCCCTTGTTGAGTCGTGTTCAACACCTCTTGCACCGCAGATTCGGCATCTTCGTAGTCTCGAACCTTAAGCTCAGTCTTGGACTTCGCGTAGTTCTCAAGCTTCTTGTGCCACTCTGCTTGTTGGGCTTGCTGCTCTTCCTCGGCCTTGGCTTGGAGTTCAGCAGCTTTCCGTTTCCGGTCAAACCACTCTGCCAGCTTGGCCTCGTACTTCTCCGTGTCGTAATCAGCGCCTTCAAGTGTCGGCTTCGGCCCAGGGTCAACCGGATTGTTCTCAGTTGCCGATATTGCCTTCAGCTTCTCTTCTAGCTCCCGATTCTTACGGTGCAGTTCCCGATTGGTTTTACGCACTTCACGCACCCATTCCGGTGCTTTCTCTGCGTCCTCTTTCTGGGTTGGCGAATCCCCGATGCTGACGTCGATCTCTTCTGAAGCGGTCGCTTCCCCGTCTTTGGCTGGCTCCGAGGTCGCCGGCGTACCGGTCTCCTCAGCCACAGCCTCCGCTACGGGAGCTTCCTCATCTTCCAAGACAACTTCAGCATCTACTGCCGTGTTGTTGTTCTCCATTTTTTCTCAATTAGTGGGTCTGTCCACTAAAATGTTTGCACCGGCGCTACCAGCTTCTGCACATCGTCCTCGATGCGGTCCGCCAGCTTCATCGCCTTGTCCTGATCAATCTGACCAGCTTTTGCAATCGTTTCCTCGGTCTTCGCCCGCGTCTCCTCGGCCCTTGCCAGCGTAAGCACCGTGTCGGCCTGTGCCTTTGTAGCGAGCGCATTTGCCCTTTGCGCCTCTGCTGCGAAGTACTGCGCCTGAACGTCCGGTTGGGCGTTCTGGGCCTCGGCAAGGAGCTCCTGGGCCTCTTGCTCAGTGGGTTTAACCGCGCCCATCTTCAGCAGCTTCTTGCGGAAGTAGCTGCGCACGTCCCCAAGCCCTTCGCCTTCCATGTTCATCATCGCCATCGACGAGAGCACGTTCATCGTCTCAGGGTCTTGCGTTACCGCCATCATCGAGAGCAGCGCCTGCACCGTTGCTTGCCGCTTCGTTGTTGAAGACGGTCCCACGTCCACCGCCACGTCAAACTCGGCTTCTGACAGGTCGTTGTCGTACTCAAGCTCACCGGTCTCAGGGTTAATCACCGGTGTCATAAGCTCAATCTCGTCCTGTTCGCCGTTGGACGTCACAACCTTCATCTTGCGCTTATCTTCCACGAACACGTCTTTGGCCATGGACAGCCAAATCTCGCCCACGCGCTTAATGGCCTTGGCCATGTTGGACACGTAGATGTAGCTCTGCATGTCGAGGCGCTGCATCACCAAGTCCACAGCCTTACTGGTAACGTGGGACACCATCTTGTCCCCGTTGCCTTGGCTCCCAAGGAGCTGCTGCATATCAATGTCCGTAACCCCCAACAACGCCGCCATCGCAGGGGGCACCTGCGGGGCTTTTGTGTACGCCAACGGCGGTGCCGGTTGCACCGCGCCTTGCGCGTCCGTAATGCCGTTCACCAGCAGGTACGGGTAGTTCTTGAGGTTATCTTCCGCCCACATCACCTGATGCCCCGCTACCTGCTCGGGCATGAAGATGGGCTTCTCCATGGACGAGAGCGCCGAAATCTCTGCGAGCTTAGAGAGCTGCATGTTCTTTAGGCGCTGCATGTCTTTGGCGAGCCGCACATGCCCCATGCACCGCTCCACGTTGTCCACAAACCACCGCTTGCCGTACACCGGCACAATCGGGATGCACCGCCCCGCAATGTACCCGCAGTCCTCAAGGATCTTGCCCCCAGACATAATCCACTTGTGAACCTTCTTCTGCTTAATCTTCTTGCGCTTAACTTCCTTGTACCCAAGCGCCTCCATCTCCTCCATCTTGCCTTCCTTGAGCACCGACAAAAGCTCCTTCTCCTCATCCCCCGTAAGCCCCTCAAACGTCACCATGTAGTCCGTCGTCTCCTCCACACGGTAGTACTCCGCCACATACACCACATCCGGCGTCTGCCAGTCGAACTGGGTGCGCGTAATCTCTTTCGGCCACGTCGTGGGGTCGTCCCCCCACTCCGCTTCGTAGTCCTCACGGGTTAAGGCCGTAATCACAAAGCACCGTTTCGCGTCTGCCTTATCTTGCCGCTTCGCGTTCAAGTCAAAGTACACCGAGGAGTCCGCGTCGTAAATCGGCTCAATACATATGCGCTGCTCGTCGCTCTCACCGCTGTACTCGTCCTCGTACTCGTTGCGCAGGCGCAACGCCCCAAACCCACCGGTCACCGCCTCTTCAAAGGCGTTGTCGTACGCCTCTTCCGCGCTTGAGTCCACTTCCGTCGCCCGAAAGAGACCGTTGCACGTCTCCGCCAGTGACTCGTACTCCTTTTCCTTGGGGACGTACTCCACCGTGATGCGGTTCGACCGGTAGTCGTTGATGATGCGCATCACTGCAAGCTGCGTCTTGTTCACCTCGAACCTCGGCCGGTTCTCGTACTGCTCAGAGAGCGGCCCCTCCCACTGGGCCCCGGGGATCGAACAAAACCGGCGGTCTTGCAGGCACTGCAAACGCTCGTTCCTGAGCACCTCTTGTATGCGGTCAAACTCCGCAAGCGCGTCCGCGTGGACCTTAACCGGATCGTTCTTCATGCTCATCATCATGCGGGTTTAAGGGCTTGTGTCAATGGGGCTCGGGGCCTGCTACTTCCTCGAGAAGAAGTTCATCACCGGTACCACGTCAATGAGCTTCTGCATCCGCTTCTTCAGACTCAAGGCCGCTCGGTTAAGACCGCTCACCACCAAATACCGCGTCGCATCCATCAAGTGGTCGTTCTCCTTCACAACCCTACCCTTATCGTCCCGCCGGTACAACCGGAACTCCGCTACCCAGTTCGTCATGCTCTTAAACACCTTCAGCCGACCCGTCGACATCCGCTGCCACACGTCGTATATCCCCGTCTCCACCGCGTTGTTCGCCACCGTCAAGTCCAAGCCCATCTGCCGGTAGCGCACAAACAACTGCTGCCCGTCTACCTGCGTTCTGCCACGGGAGGCAGGGTCAATCACCCCAGGTATCCCACGCCCACGCGCATTTATCGCCTCCGCGTGAATCGCCGGCTCCGCCTGCCCTCTGTAATGCTCCGAGTACAGGTACAACGTATCACTCTGCTGGTCCAACGCTCCAAACACCGCCGCTGTCTTGTTCCAGCCCACGTCCATCCCAAACACCCTCGGCCAGTGCACCGGTACCTCGAAGTCAGGCACAACCAGCTCGCTCTCGGGCACAGGATAAATCGCCCCTGCCCCCAGCTGCGGCACCCCCTTCGACCGCGCATCCCTCTGGAAGGGCGGTATACTCGACCACAGGTCCTCCTTCTGCTTTTGGCTCAGGTGCGGTACGTCGTCCCACGTCGCCATCCCCACGAACTTCGTCCCCTCCGCCCGCTCACACACCTCACCGTCTCTCAAGAACGCCATCACCGTCTCGCTCATCCCCAAGAGCGGCGTGAACGTCAGCATCACCATACCGTCGTTCGTCATCGTTCGCAGCAGCGACTCCGTGTAGATGTCCAATGGCGGCTCCTCGTCCAGCCAGATGATGTCCTGCTCCGTCCCCTGGAAGCTCTCGCGACGCTGGTCGTAGCTCTTGAGCGTTAACCGCGACTCTCCGCCTGAGGCGTGCCGGACCACGATGATTTCCACCGCGTCAGCGATACCGGCCTTGGCCGACACCCGCAGGATGTCTTCCTTCGGGATGAGGCCCGTGCCGTGACTCCCAGCCGGTCCCAGCAGCTTCGTCTGCAAGATGTCCCGTGAGGTCTTACCGGTGTCCCCTGCCGCCCACGCCGAGATGGGCCGGTCGAACCGGCGGCCCGTCCACCATGAGGGGTACCGGCCCGTGAGGTGTACCGCCATCTCGAAGCCGCCGATGCCCTCGGTCTTCCCGACGCGGTTGGCTGCCATCATCAGACGCTCCTTGTACTTCGCCCCCGCCTCGAAGAAGGCTAGGTGCTTCTTGTAGAGCTCCCGCCTGAGGGGTCCGGTGTCTGGGTAGTAACCGAGCAAACGGCGCTCGCGCTTGCGCCTCTGGAGTTCCTCGAGGCACATAACCAGTTCTGCTTTCTCTTCTGGACTGAGTTCTTTCACGGTCTAATAGCGACATTCACGGAGACGCCGCCGTCTCCGCTGTAAGTTCTGGATGGGTTCAGGGGGTTTTAGGTATGTTTGGATTCGTGATTTATTTATAAATCAATGTGCAACCTAGCGCTGGAATCCCTGATGACTGACACTAAACTCGTTTTGATTGACTTGAACATCAAGTACCACTTTTCTCTCCAACCTCCACAGCGTCAACTACTTCCCCTGTTTCGATGCCTGCTGGCGACAACCCTTCACGCAGCATTCCCGCTACCCTTTGCCTAATCTCAGCATCCGATAGCGTGGAGACGGCGCCTTCTGCAGCTTGGTTTGGCTTGTCTTGGCGTGGGAACATCTTCGAGAGAAGCGCGCAGTACGTCTTGGGATCCCTTCTTCCCACTTCTTCTAAGTACGCGGGACCGCCAAGACGCTCAAAGGATGTTTGCATCGCCTCTTTAAGGAAGGCAGTGAACTTGTTCGGAGTTCCTTTAGCCCTTCCCGTAACATTCCTATCAAGTGCCATCAGTTCCTAAAAGATTCTCAACATAGGGACCAAAGCGAGAACATCCACACACCAGGCGCGCAAAAAATGCGCATTTTTGTTGTTGCCACACCCCACAAGTTGCGCCAAAGTTGCACCAAGTTCGCACGACGCGAACGCAATCAGAAAAACCTAAAACCATGAAAAATAGCCCCTTGTATATCGTATCTGGCAGAACAACCGGCGTCGCTTGGAACGAACCCCAGACCTACTCAGACCCACTGCCCTACTCCGAAGCACTCTCAGTGATGCAAGACCTTGAATCGCAAACCGATAGAGAAGACATCACTTTTGAACTCATCGAAGCTTAACCAACCTAAACCCATGAAAAACAACCTCTTATCTCTCGGATTCCTCACCCTCACCACAGCCGACATCCTCGCGCTCTCCCAACTTCACCTTTCTCTTCCCGAAGCGCTTTGCGTCATGGCGCTCTTTCTCTGGAGCACCGTTCTCCTCTGGCGTTCACTCCTTTCCTAACCCCCTCAGCACAAACCACAAACCACAAACCACAAACTAAAAATGAGCATCAAAACCAAATCCCTAAAAGCAAGCTACGTCAATCTATCAGATTTTATGGAATCCCTTGATGAACAGGAACTTGATGAACTCGACGCTGTTCTCGACGCCTTCACTTTCGGCGGATGCGACATGAGCCTTGTTTCAGTAAGAGCCTTTAAATACGAACTTTGCAACGCACCTAGGCTTTCCGAAAAGTTCAGAACCCTTCAAGAAAGAGAGAACATCGCTTTTCAGTTTGTGAACCTTTCAGAATAACCCCAGCCATTCCAACCCTTTACTACTACCAAAAAAATGAAGCTACTCGGAACAAACTCAGCAAAGACCGTTAAAGGTGAGTCACTTAGCTACCTTACTGGCATCCTGTACCTTTCCCCTTCCGACCTTTCCGGTGTCGGGAACGCTTGCCCTTGGGCGGGAACGTGTAAATCTTCCTGCCTAAACAGCGCCGGCCGTGGCGCTTTTAACTCCGTCCAAGCTTCCCGCCTCAAGAAAACCCGCTTCTTCTTCACCAACCGCAACGCCTTCATGGAGCAGCTTTTCGAAGACTGCAAAGCACTAGTGCGCAGAGCAAAACGCAAAGGCCTTCTGCCTTGTATCCGCCTCAACGGTACGTCGGAACTTGCTTTCCACCGTTTAATCGTACCGAGTAAAGGACTCACGCTAATGGAGTTGTTTCCAACCGTTCCGTTCTACGATTATTCCAAAAGCATCAAAAAGGCTTTGGACAACGCACGCGGCCTCCACCCCCAGAACTACTCGGTAACCTTCTCTCGAGACTCAGCAGCCAACGAATCCGAATGCGAACAGGTTCTACGGGCAGGCGGTAACGTCTCCGTTGTGTTCCGTGACACCCTTCCCGCAGTCTGGAAACACCGTCCCGTATTGGACGGCGATGTGACGGATCTTCGTTTTCTCGACCGTCGTGCAAAGGCGGGCCGCTCTGGCTACGTTGTCGGTCTCAAAGCCAAAGGCAAAGCCAAGCATGACCAAAGCGGGTTCGTGGTGGACGCTCTCAACTAATCTGACCATGCGCACCTTCTACGTTTACACGTCCGCATCCACCCCCGCCTATCTCGGGACAGTTACAGCCCAATCCCTAGCGGCCGCCCAATCCGCCGTTGAGCGGGCCCTGATCATCCCCTGCACTGTCCGGGAGACACCACCCCCACCCCCAACCCTAGAACACCGAGTCGGTACCGACGGCCGACTCTATCGCCACTAATCCACCCCAACCCCCAACCCTAGCCGAGTCCATTACGGGCTCGGCTTTTTTTGTGTCTCCAT